ATGGGCTTTAGAGATGTGTAGTGGTATGGAGAAGTTCATATCGGGATTAGCGATTAGAGTGGCTCTAATTAACATATGCAACCTGCCTAGACCTAACTTCTTAGTAATCGATGAAGGGTTTGGAACATTAGATGCAGATAACCTATCATCACTATTTATGATGATGCAATATCTTAAAACTCAATTTGATTTCATTTGGGTTATTTCTCACTTAGAACAAATGAGAGATATTGTAGATGGACTTATTGAAATTAAAAAAATAGATGGTTTTAGTAAGATTAACTTCTAACCACCGGTAATACATTTTTAGGTGTGGTCTTATTAAAAGACTGCACCTTTTCTTTTATAAGGGTTTCTACTAACCCATTTATTTTATATCCTTTCTCTTTACAAAATTCTTTAAGCATTTGATGTATCTCACCATCAATTTGTATCATTGCGTACTTTTTCATAACTTTCTTTAGTTTTCTTTAGTTTTCTATATATAATTATAATGATAAAAAATATTAAGAATATTTATCAATAAGAATAATAGAAACCCACATGGCAAGAATCAAAAAATATGCGGATAATTTAACGCAAAACTTAACTTACTTTCAAACATATTTAGTAGATACTAATCCAAATTCAACATATTTTAGAATTACTGAATTTAAGGAATCATTTACTGGGGGTAAGAATGGATTTCTAATTGAAGGCTCTGAACATTTAAAAGAGAGTACTGATATAAAAATAGAAATATTAGATGTTGAGGGTAATCCAATTTATTTTGAACCAGGTAACGGTGTTCCTGAATACTATGAGGGATTATCAAAAGTTGTTGCTGTTTACATATACGAAGATACTCCAATTGGTAATGCAAAAATTACGGTATTAGGAGAATTAAAAACATATATAGATACCGATGGAGTCGTACAACCAATCCCAGACGAATGGGCTGGTATTTATAATCTTAAATGGGAGAGAGATTTTAACGTTAATAGATTACTTTCAAATGAAGATAAAGTAAGATTTTATGTAAGACCACAAGTGAGTATTACTGAAATAGTTAAACCAATATTTTCAAATGTAGTTACAACAAAAACTCAAACAGGTTCAATAAGTGGTATATCTCAAGCACCAAGAGAAGGTCAATCTTTAACAAATTACACATCACCAACTTCATACCTTTTAACAACAAATGATAATACTTTTTGGACAGCATCTGTTGTTGGTACATATTTAACATTTGATGATATTTCTTATAATCCATTAGTAACAAATATTATTAATAGTAGAGAAGTCATCATTCAACCACCATATACAATAGATAATGGATTGGTTTCAAATTTGACAGAAGTAGGATATACTGCATCATTTAATTATATTGAAGGTATTGATAATTTAAAAACTGCACTAACTGGTTCTTTTGCAAAAATAACATTAAGTGATTTAACTACATTTGTTGGAGATTGTGCAAGAGTTAAAATATTTAGAAAATCAACAGCAGATTTATCTGATTTTCAGTTTGTACAAGAAATACAATTAGAATCAAATGAAATTTTAGTTGATTTAGAATCTACTACAAAGAATCAAGAAAACTATGGTTTATTTGATAATACAAATTTTAAATCATATTGGATAACATCTTCAAATAATTTAGTAACAACATTTAACCAAACATTTTTATACAATTCAGTTAAATTAAATAATACTATTGGTGTTGAAAAATTCTTTACATCAAAATCTTTTTATATAAATGAAGGAATTGAATATAGTTTAAATTTTAATGTTAAAAAAGAATCAGTTGGTAATACTAATAATTATATTGAAGCATACCTAAGTGGTTCTAAGCAAACAACAATAAATGGTTTATTAACTACTGTACAAGTAAAACAAAGTATAGTAAAATTAGAAACTCAAAATTCTTTACTTCAAAAACAAAATATTACCAATAATATAAAAGCAGAAAAAATTGATAACGCTAAATTATATTTTGATATAAAGGGAAGTGATTGGTATGTAGCAGATATTAGTTTAAAAGCATCGCAAGAAACGGCATTCTCTCCCGATGAAATTACATTTGTACAACCAGTACCAAGAAGCTTACCTGCAGAAACGTTTGTATATCGTTTTGAATTTTATGATATAAATAACAATTATATTCCTGTATTAGTTGAAAAAACAAAAACTTTTAATGGAGGTAATTTACAAACAATTAGAAAACAACTCAAATTAGTGCCATCATCAGCTGGATTTCAATTTGATTCTGGTTCTAACCCAGTACCACCTACGGTGATTACAATAGATGAACAAAAAACTTTATTAACAGGTTCAGTACACTATACATCTCAATCTTTTGATTTCTTTGGTAATTCGTTATCTTCATCTCAATATACACAATCTATTTACCAACAACCAATACCACTTTATTCTGGGAGTGGACAATATCCTGGCGTATTAAACGGAATTGGAACTGGTACTGTTTTTATGACTGTTGGTAATTTTACTGGTTCTCGTAGTGATATAAATGTTCAGCTAGTAAGATTAACTGGTGAGTGTGAGGGATTTACTGATACAATTAATATATATAAAATATTAGATGGATTTGGTGGCGTGAATCATATCATTAGACCTTATAGAGGAACTCAAATTAGAAATAGTAGTACCGCATCTTTGGAAGTTCAAGCAGTAAGAATAGATGGTATTAATGATATTATATTAAGTAAACAATCTTATAAAAACTTTTCAGATATACAATTACATATACTGAAAACTGCATCAGCTGATTATTCAACTCCTGAAAAATTTGTAAACTTATCTTATGTTACATCTAGTAATTATATTAAAGGTTTAATTACCGGTTCTTTGGGTAGTAAACAAATTGATTATAATGCTATTTTTAATAGAGATTCAATTGACTTTAGACGAATTATTTATTTAATGCCATCTAGCTCAGCAGCATCTGGACCGGCATACGCAGTTTCATCATCTGTGTTAGCATCAATTATATTAGAAGATTTACAGGATGGATTAGATAGTGGTGTTGTTGCATATAACGCAGATTCATTTGTAATAAATCCAAGAACTGAAACTGCATTTAGACCTTCATTTGGATTTGCAACTGCATCGTTTAGTATAAGAGGAACTGCTGGTGGAAATGAATATGTAACATCATCTTTTCAGATATACCCATCAATGTCAATTAACAAAGATTGGGTGCCTGAATATTGGATGTACTATCATACACAAAGTTTACATCCAACATTAACGGTTGTTGCAAAAGATGATAATAAAAATATAATCCCATCACAAATAGTAAATGGAAATGTAAGAAGTCCATTAAATCAAACTAAAAATTTAACATTAACATTTACTTATACTGAACCTTGGACATCTGCATCGGTTAGTTTAGATAAGACATTCACAATTATACCAGACGGAAAACCTGGAGATGAGACAATTATATTTGAAGTAAATCCAATAGCAGTAACATTGGGAGCAAATTCAAGAGGTATAGTTAATGATTATAGACCTTCTATTACTGATATAAAATTAAAACAGGGTTCTAGATATCTTGCATTTAGTTCAAGTGCTGGTGTATTGGATAATTTAAATACACATGGTACTTTTTATATAGCAACCGCTTCTATAATTGAAAAAAATGTTAAAGCGGGTAATGTACAATTTACTTCATCATTTGGAGTACCATATACTTCATCTTTAATAGTAAGTTCATCATATAATTTTACACAATTAAGTGGTAGTATTGAATACCCATTAATAATCCATCCATATTATACATCATCAATTTATACCGCTAGTGTAGTTGTAAATTATACAAAAGTATTGGAAGGAGCACCACCTATACAAATATTAATAACACCAACTGCAGTTACATTAGCTGCTGATGAAGTTGGTTATGTAACTCCAATTGGATATTCGCCAGCAAATACAACATTACAAGTTAAAGAAGGAGATGATTTTCTTACATTCACAACACGTTCAATAGCCCCTGGTACTTGGAGAATAAATTCAATAGAAACTAGAGGAGGTTCTTTTTGGAATATACAAACTGGTTCTTTATCATCATCTTCATTAAGTACCGCAACTATAAATTATAATAGATTTGACCACCCATATGTTTCAGCAAGTGCACTTTATACAATTCAAGTATATCCATTTGCTTTAGGAGCTGGGCATTCATATACTTCATCTATTTTTACTCGTACTCAAACATTTACAAAAAATATAACACCACCAAAAGCTCGTAGTATTGATTTTAAAGCTTCTTCATATACAGTAAACTACGATAGAAATGGTGTACCATCAATAGCATCACAATCACCAATTGTATTATCAGCAACGGCATTTAATACAACCGCATCAGCTGATAAGGTATATATTGTAATATCCGAAATTGCGCAGGATGGTTCTGAAAGTGGAGAATCTGCACCAATAGCTGGTGATAGTGGTACAAACCCCGTAACATTTACATTACCAGATGTAAACTATGCAGATGTAGGGCCAGAAACAATAAAAACATTCAAAGTTAAAATTACAGATGGTAATCCATATACATCACCAACATCAAATCCATATAGAGCAGAAGCTCAATTAACAATAAGTGGTGTAAAAGCTGGAGCTGATTCATATAAATTAGTAGCATCAAACGAAAATACCACAATAACAGCAGATTTGTGGACAACACAATTTACAGGTTCTGGTATGAAAATTACCACATTTAATGGAGTTCAACAATTAATAAATGCAAATCCATTACCCCTACCAACTAACCCAAGTGATTTTAATTATCAGGGTGACCCAATTGGAGTATTAGGATATTCATCTGCATCTATATTTTCAAAATCAAATTGGATTAATACGGCAATTACTAAACCTGTATTTCCATCATCAAATCCCGCTGAAATTGGAAACATAACTACATGGACTTCGCCAGCTACAAATACATCTGGACAAATAGTTTATAGAGTAGATTTTGAAGGAGATTCATCTACAACAAATACATTAATAAGACCTTTAGCTAGACAAACTCAATTTGTAACTCAATCAATATCAGTACAATTTACACCGCCAGCTCCGTATGATGTTAAAATGACAAATGAAAACTCATCTGTAGTTTATAAAGTAGCTGGTAGTTTATCATTTACAGGAACGGGTACAATAATTAGAGCTTATAGAGGTAGTACTGAATTAGTAAACACAAATCCACTACCAGCAACCGATACTGATGCATATGGTACTACGGGATTATCAAAAGATAAGTGTAGAATAACTGTACAATCATATTCATCGGGTATAATTACTTTAGGTGGTAGCTTAGGCGCAAGTAGTTTTGTTACTGGTACTCCAGCAACAATGCCAAATATAGCAGGATGGGTCAATCCAACTGCAAATCCAACTGCGGAAATTGTATATAAAATTGAATGTGAAGGAAGACAAATTTTTTATAAAACTCAATCCCTATCAATTCAATATGAAGGTAATGTAGGTCCTGGTCTTGTTATGAGAGGTGAGTGGGATGCTACTAAAGATTATTATGGTTCGGTTGAAAATATAAATGATAGATTGGATGTTGTAACATATCAAGCCACTTCAGATGATACAAAATATTATGCGGCAATTAGTGGTTCTGGTCCAAATACTTATGTAAACCCAACCACATCAACTTTTTATAGAGGCGCATCTCCGGGTGCTGGTTTCAACTCAATTGGAGCTCAGGCGCCAACACCAGCTACAACTCAAGTACCTCCTGTTGCATATTGGAGATATTTGGGAACGCAAGATTTCTTTGTGGCAGCTAAGTTGGCAATATTTGAAAAATCATATGTTAAGAATTCTATTAATGTTGGTACTAAAGATATTAATGGTGATTTTGCTAACATTGTAATAAATGGAGGAAGAACTGACCCATATATTGCATTAGGACAAGTTGGTAGTACTGCAGGAACTGCAGGAACTGCTGGTACATCAATTACTGGTACTGGTATTATTGGATATGATAGACCTGGTATATTTTTAGGAATATATGAAAACGGAACATCTGGAACAACTGGTAGATTCTCAATAAAAACAACTTCTACTTCTGGTAAGGGAATGTCTTGGGATGGTGATACATTAAAAATAGTTGGAGCTATTAGACAAGTTGAACCCGGAGTTAGTGAAGGTTCTTTGAGAGGAGCATGGACTACGGGATTTACTTATTACACAAATGATATAGTTTCATACGCAGGACAGAGTTGGCAATGTACATCAGCACAAGCACAAAGTTATCAACATGTTGCAACAAATGATACAGCCGTATTAACAGGATATCCGGGTTCAGGACCTTGGGCAATAGCAGCAGCAGCTGGTACATCTGGAACTGCTGGAAGTGGTGGTACTGCTGGAACTGCTGGAGGACCTGGTCCTGGTGTGGTTTATAGGGGTCTTTGGGCACAATTTGAAGCTGATGGTACTACTGCCAAAACATATACTAAAACTTCTACTAGACAAGATGTTGTACAAGGTAGTGATGGGTTATATTATTTAGCACAATCTACGCATACTACTGCAGCTGGTGGTGGTGGTACTTCTACTAGACCTATTGATGGTGGTTCTTATTCAACATATTGGGCAGGATTTGGAGCAACATTTAGTTCAATTGCAACTGGTACAATTATATCTGAGCAATCATATGTAAAAAATACTTTAAATGTTGGTACAAATACAGAAGGTAGTGAAGCTAATATAGCAATTGTGGGAGGAACTGCAACACCGTACATATCATTAGGGCAACCATTACAGGGTTATAATAGACCTGGTATATTTTTAGGAAATTCAGCAGGAGATTATAGAATGTCTATGAGTGGATCTGGTGGATTTTTTAAATGGAATGGTAGTAGTTTGGAATTGAGTGGAAATATTACAGCAACGGCTGGTTCTATTGGTAATTGGACTGTTTTAGGAGGTTTATTGAAATCGGCAAATTCAAATATACAATTAGATGGTACTAATGAATCAATGCAAGTATTTGATTCTGGGGGTTCATTAAGATTCTCAGCAGATACAAATACAACATTACCATCAATTTCAGGCGGAGGTTCAAGTACAGTATATCTGCCGGCATTTACAATAAATAAAAGTACTACGGATGGTGGTGGGGATGCAACACCAACTTTACAAACATCATTACAAGAAGTATCATTTACAGCAACAACAGCTGGTAAGCATATTTTTAAATCAACACTAAACCCAGCAACAGCATATACTAATAATTTGCAAGGGTATGGTAGTGGTTATGCATTGTTGTATTTATCAATGGAAGTTTGGAGTGGGGCTGGTGGTACTGGTACACAATTCGGTTCAAGTGGTACATACTATAATTATGCATATGGCAGTATTGATTATAGTAGTGGAACGGGTGGGGGTGGTGGATACATATCTGTAACTGGTGATACTTTAATTACTTTGGATGGTGGTTCAACTATAATGGCTAAAGATATTAGTAGAGGAGATTCTATTTTATCTTGGGAATGGAGAAACAATTTTAATAAATTTATATCAACTTTTGTTACTGGGACAAAAACAAGAAAGGTTGATAAAATATATAAAGTAAACGCTGGTGGATATGAGGTTAAAGTATCCGATTCTCACGGATTTTGGTTAGATAATAATACGGAAATTTATGTTGGTGATTTGGTTGCAGGAGAAAGTGAAATTTATATTGAAAGTGGGGGTTCTATAAAAAAAGTTTTAGTTGATTCTATTGAAATTATAAATGAGGAGGTTGATGTATATACAATAGAAGTAGCTGGGACAAATAACTATATTTCAAATAATATTTTATCTCACAACTCTTATGGTTCTAATGGATTTTATTTCAATCGACAAACTGCATATTTAGGAACTAAGAATTATACTGTTCAAGCTAACTTACCAACAGCAACAACATATTATGTAGTACATAGAATAGACTATCTTGTTAATTCGGATAATACTAATGTATCTCCTTACAATTTAAGTTCAGATGCAAGTATATATTATGATATGGCCTCAAAGGCAGTAACTGTAGAATTGGTATCTGCTGGAACTATTGCAAATGGTGGAGGTTTTCAAGCTGTATCATCCGATAAAAGATATATAAAATTATCAACTGTATCTACTGATTATGAAAATAAAGGAGCGGCTTCATCATTAAGTGGTGGTGTTGAAGCAAAGGGGGCATTATATCTTTCTGGAAATATAACAGATACTACCGATATAATTACGAAAGGATATGGTAAGGCATTTACGGATAGTAGTTATTGGTATGGATACCCCGCAGCAGTAAAAGCATTTGGTACACTAAATTATACATCTTCGGGAGGAGGTAACCAAGGAAATGTAGCATATTATACTGTAACAAATTCATTTAATTGTAATGCAACACCTGGTCTTACTGGTGGTGGTAAATATATAAGTATAGTATTTGCAAACGATATAGGGACTAGTAATTATAATGTAACTTTAACGCCTAGATTTGGTACTACTGGATGGGGTGCTACTGTTCAAATATATAGTAAATCAACATCTGGGTTTACATATAGAATAGTAGATTATGGTAGTGGTGAAGCTACTTTGGGGAGTAATGGTAATACTGGTACTTATGTAGATTTTCACGTAATGGCACTATAAAATAAAAAATATAAACAAAATGTATATAGTATATAAAGATTATCCAATTGAAGGAGATAATTGGTTTAATTATGAAAACCAACCTTTTAACCAATTTAGTAAAAGCGTACATGCACCAAATGGTAGTATGTTTTTATTATGTGAATCGTATGCAGAGCATTCTATGTTTTATGAATCATATGAATTAGATTGGACATTAGAATGTGGTTCTATATCTCCATTAACATTTGATATAGAAAAGGCTAAAATAAAATTTATAGAAGATATAAGAAGCGCAAGGGTATTATATCTTTCAAATTTAGATGTTTATTATATGAAAGCTTTGGAGAGTGGAAATCAAACAACTATATCCGATATTGTAACAAAAAAGCAACAATTGAGAGATTTACCAACAATGGATTTATCGGATGTAACCAAACTTTCTGAATTAATGAATAAATGGCCAACTGAAATATTGGGTGCTTCTCCATACGAAAACTAAAAAAGTATATATTTATATATATAAACAATAATGTATTATGGCACAAAAAACTGAAAATTTACCCAAAGAAACTTTAGAATTATTAATAAATTCTCAAACTAAAGCAAATGAATTGATTATTAATTTAGGACAAATTCACTTAAGAATTAGAGATTTTAATAATCAAATAGCTAAATTGGAAGAGTCTAAGTTAGAAATAGAATCAGAAATTGATAATTCAAGCAAACAATTTTCTGAACTTATTAAAACTTTAGAATTACAATACCCACAGGGAGAAGTTGATTTGCAAGAAGGTGTTGTTATATTTGAATCTGCTGAATAAAATAAATTTGGTAGTTTCAAAATAATTTCGTATATTTGTTACAATGAGAAAAAAGTTACTTTATGTTGCTCCACACCTTTCTACTGGAGGACAACCACAATACCTATATAAGCAGGTAAAAGAATTCATTAAAGATTTTGAAATTGAAGTTGTTGAAATAAACAATAGTGGTGGAGATGCGTTTGTAGTTCAAAAAAATAGAATTAAATCATTATCAACTGTACATACATTGGGAGAAGATAAATCTGAAATAATTAAAATAATTGAGGATTTTAAACCTGATATAATTCATTTTCAGGAAATCCCACAATTTGATTTACCATTATTTACATTAGATGTTATTTTTAGAAAAGATAGACCTTATTTTATTGTAGCATCTACACATGGTTCATTGACAAATCCATCTGAAATAGTTTATCATCCTGATAGATATATTTTAGTATCTGAATGGAGTAGACAAAGATTTATTGAAACTGGAGTTGAAACTGATTTATGGGAATATCCAATTGAAGATTATACATTTGATAAAGAAGTTGCACAAAAAGAATTAGGATTAGACCCATCATATAAACATGTATTGAATGTTGGATTATTTGCACCTGGTAAAAATCAAGGTGAAATATTTGCAATAGCAAGACAATTAGAAAAATATAAAATTAAATTCCACTTTGTAGGAAATCAAGCTGGAAACTTTGAGAGCTATTGGAAACCTTTGATGGATTATAAACCTGAAAATTGTGTGATATGGGGTGAGAGAACTGATGTTGATACATTCTACGCAGCAAGTGATATGTTTTATTTTGCTTCTAAAATAGAATTAAATCCATTATCAGTTAAAGAAGCCCTATCATATAAATTACCTTCTATATTTAGAAAGTTGCATACATATTTGGATACATACGATAATAATTCATTAGTAACTTATATTAATGATGATTTGAAATTAACCAAGAGAATTATATTAGAAACGTTAGAGCCGGAATTTAATGAAATACCTGGTTGGTTTGCATATACGGATTTATATAATGAAATGGTTGAATTGGCTAAGGGTGGTGAAACTTTTGTAGAAGTTGGTGCATGGTTTGGTAAATCAACAAATCATTTAGCAGGAAAAATTAAAGAGTCTGGTAAAGATATTAAATTTACATCGGTAGATACTTGGAAAGGAACGGATGATGAAGAATTACATCAAAATATAGTTGGGGCATTTAACGGAGATATATTTTATGAGTTTATAGATAATACAGTCTTATCGGATAACTATGGTACGTTTGACACAATAAAAGATACATCACATAATGCAGCTAATCAATTTCAAAATGGTAGTATAGATTTTATTATGTTAGATGCTGGGCATTCATATGAATCATTGATGGAAGATGTTAAATTTTGGTATAACAAAGTAAAACCGGGTGGAATTATTAGTGGAGATGATTATGGTGTATTTCACGGAGTAACACAAGCAGCAAATGAATTTTTCTATGAGCAGTTTGATAAAGGATTTCGTTCATTCATTCGTAAGAAACCCCGTATTCAAATAAAACATATGTTGACTAGGCCGGATGATATGAGAGAAAGAGTATCTATTCAATCTATTAAACAATTGGAAAAATATGGTATGTATTACGAACCAATTGTAAATGAACCATATGAAGGATTTGCACCTGCTGAAAATTGTAGAAGACCTGAGCATATAAGTAAAGATAATAAGCCGGGAGAGTTATACCCTGGTGCTGGTTTAGGATGGATGACTGGTAGACATTATGGTTGTTATTTAGCACATAGAATGGCATTAGAAACTATGGATACTGAAAACTTTGATTACACTTTAGTATTTGAAGCCGATGCATTTATTTATACTGGTTTAGAAGAATTTGTTGAAATAGTACATAGAGCATGTTTCTTATCAGAAAGAGATAATGTACCTTTTATTTCATTCGCAGATAATCCATCAAGAGAAAAAGAAAAAATAGATGAGTTGTTTTCAAAGACAGCAGCAAATCAAGACCTTGCACATTGTTATCTAATTCCTAATAGAGAAAAGCAATGGTGGGCAGATAGACTTAAAGATTGTGGATGGGATGTTGGTGACCTTTGGTATAATCACGTATTTATCAATCACCCAAGACCAAGATATACAACAAACAAAATGTATAGTAAGCAAGCAGAGGGATTTTCTTTGTTGGATTTAACAGTTAAAACTTGGAGTTAATGATATACAATAATTTAAAGAAAAATAAAAATAACATAGTTGAGGTAAAAAATAAAGTGATAATTCATTTTGTTAAAGGACCGTATGTGGAAATAAAAGGAAGTACAAATTCAGAATATAAAGTTGAATTCATAGATAATAAAACTGGTAAAGTTCATTATTCAACAACAATAAAAAATAATTGTTGGTGTAAATGTAGTATAGAATATTTTTTAGATTGGAAAATAAAAATCTATGAAAATGAAAAATTATGGTACGAATACATTTATAATGCAAAAGGTAAGCGTGTTTATATAGCAATGGATTCAAAAGCTTTAGGCGATTCATTGGCCTGGGTTTCTTATGTAGAAGAATTTAGAAAAAAACATGATTGTGAAGTTATAACTTCTACATTTATGAATCATATGTTTGAAGAAAGATATCCTAATGTAAAATTTGTAGAGCCTGGCAAACCAGTTGAAAATTTATACGCAATGTATCGTGTTGGATTATTTTATAATGATGACAATTCTATAAATTTATTTCAAAATCCAATAGACCCTAAGACTCAAACAATGCAAAAAATGTGTTCTGATATATTGGGGTTAGATTTTAAAGAAGTAAAAACTTTAATTAAAAAAAGAAATGTTAAAATAGACCCAAAGCTTAAGCAAGTTTGTATTGGTGTATTTGGAACTGCTCAATCTAAATTTTGGAATAATCCAACTGGATGGCAGGATGTGGTAGATTGGTTAAATAATAGAGGATACATAGTTAAATTAGTATCCAAAGAGGGAAATGATTATATGGGAAATAAATTACCAAAAGGAATAATTAGGCACCCAAATGGTCCTTTGGAATTGGTAATGGATGAGATGTTAAAATCAAAAGCATTTATTGGTATTGGTAGTGGATTAAGTTGGTTAAGTTGGTCTTTAAATGTACCAACTGTTTTAATTAGTGGATTCTCATATGATTGGGCCGAAATGAAAGATTGTTATAGAATAGCAGCTCCTAAAGGAAAATGTGAGGGTTGCTTTAATAGAATTCGTTTAGATGCTGGTGATTGGAATTGGTGTCCTGACCATAAAGGTACGGATAGACAATTTGAATGTACTAAATCAATTACATCTGAAATGGTAATAAAACAATTAGAAAAATTTTTATAAAAACAAAAAATCATATACTTATATATATAAACAATAAAAAACAAAATTTATGGCAGGATTAGATAACATCCCACAAAAACAATCTATTGAGATTGAAATAGCTAAATTAGATGAATCTACTTTAGATACAATAAAATCACTAAATGACACAGCAAATCAATTATTGCTTGAATTTGGACAAATTTACATTAGAAGAAAAGAAATAGAAGATGAATTGATTAAATTAGATTCTATACTTGAGAAAGGTGAAGATGAATTTAAAAGAAATAGTATTGAATTAAAAGAAACTTTAGAAGCTTTGGATGATAAATACCCAGCTGGAAGACTTAATTTACAAGATGGTACTGTTCAATATCAACCAGGTGCACCCACTAGAAAACAATTAGCTGAGCAACAACAACAACAATCTTCTGGAAACGGAATGAAAGTTGTAAAACAATAATCTCATATATTTATATGATATAAGGTATCGTATAATGAACGGATTATCAAAATTTTTAGTAGAATCAATATTATTGGAAGCGGAATCCATAAACAAAGTAATTGTTGTTTATTCGGGCCGCTTTCAACCTTTTCATAAGGGCCACTTCGCAACGTATCAAAACCTCATAAAGAAATTTGGGTCTGATAGTGTTTATATCGGAACTTCCAATGTTACCGATTCAAATAAATCTCCTTTTAATTTTAACGAAAAAAAAGCAATAATGACAAAGATGTTTGGGATACCATCATCTAAAATTATTAATGTTAAAAATCCATATGCTCCAAATGAAATCTTAAACAAATATAATGAAGATACAACTGGTTTAATAGTTGTAGTTGGTGAGAAGGATGAAAATCGTTTAGGTGGTAAATACTTTACGCCATATAAAGGTAAGGTAACCGAACCATATTTAGATAGAGGATACGTTTATGCAGCACCATCTGAATCAAATCCTATAAGTGGTACTGATGTTCGTTATTGGTTAAGTGCTGGTAGTGAAGCTGAAAGAAAAAAGAATTTTACAAAAGCATACCCAAAGTTTGATGACCAAATATTCAAAATGATTACTCTTAAGTTGAAGAAGCTTAAAGAATGTATTAACGAAGAAATCAGTTTAAATGTAAAAGTTGGAGATACTCTATTAATGGGTAAGTTCAAAAACAAAAAAGTATTAGTAAAAGATATTGGTAAGGATGAATGGGGAATGCCAACAATCAATGGTAAGAAAGCAGTAACTTTCAGAATACCTAAAAAAGATAATTTAAAAGAAATGGGATTGGGTGGTGGAGCTGGTGTTGGTTTAAGTTTGCCAGGTGGATATATTAATGGAGCACCTGATAGTAAAGATGTTAAGAAAAATAGTAAGAAACTTAACAATAACGGAATGAGTGGATATGAGGAGATTGATGAAGAAAATAACATTTTAGAATACACTGGAAACGAAGCGTTTGATAATGATACGGGTGGCACTACTGGACACACTTGGAATAAAGATTGGGAAGAATATGATAAAGCTGAATATTATTTAGAAGATTTAGAAGGTTGGGAAAATATGAATCATAAGAGTGATAAAGATGACAAAATAAGAAAAAACAAAGTTCCAATTTTTAATCACGACGATACAACTGATAAATACAATCGTATATTAAAGCATGATTTAAAATCTCCTAATGATTTTATAAAAGAATCATTAATAATGGAAGGTGGAGCTTATGGACATATGGCACATCCATTTGATATTGAGATGGGTTTAACATTTGGTGACCTTAAACAAATAGTAGTAAGAGCTCTTAATGGTGATTTGGAATTAGCAAGAGAAAAGACTGATGGGCAGGCATTAGCAATTAGTTGGGTAAATGGTAGATTGGTTGCAGCTCGTAACAAATCTCACTTAAAAGATAAAGGAGTTGGTGCTATGACAATAGGACAGGTAGCAGATAAGTTTGCTGGTAGAGGTGGATTAACCGATGCTTACAACTTTGCTATGCAGGATTTATCTAAAGCAATAGGAGCACTATCCGAACCTCAACGTAAGAAGGTTTTTAAGGATGGTAGTTCGTTTATGAATTTGGAAGTAATATATCCAACCTCTGTAAACGTAATCCCCTACAATCAACCCCTATTAGTATTTCATGGTACTTTTGATTATGATATGTCTGGTACTATAATTGGACAAAATCAAGATGCAGCAAAAGTATTAGGTGGAATGATTAAGCAAGTAAATGCACATGTTCAATCTAAATACACAATACAGGGACCTCCAATGCAAACACTCCCTAAAACCGAACATCTTTCTAAATTACAAGGAAAGTATTTGGGGATGATTTCTAAACTACAATCTGAATTTGGATTAGCTGACTCAGATGGTGTAGCAGATTACCATCAGGCTTGGTGGACAAATTTTGTAGAAAAGGGTGCAAAGAAATTAGATGCACAACAAAAGATAGGATTGATTAAAAGATGGGCTTTTTTAGATAAAAGTTTTCGTATAGCGGATATAAAGGATGATAAGATAAGAGCTTGGGCTGAACAAACGGATAAGCAAGACCAACAAAAGATATCAAAACAAAACTTAATGAGATTTGAAGAAATATTCTTAGGTGTTGGTGCAGATGTATTATCATTTATGACATCAGTATTAACTGCAAATCCTGCAGAAGCTACAAAACAAATGAAAGCAAAATTACAAAGTACAATATCGCAAGTAAAAGCAAGTGGTGACCCTAAAAAGATTGCAAAACTTAAATTAGAATTAAGTAGAATGCAGGCTTTAGGTGGATTTGATAAAATCGTACCAAATGAGGGATTGGTATTTGTATATGGTGGAAACACCTATAAACTAACAGGTGCATTCGCACCCCTAAATCAAATTTTAGGCATATTTTTTGATTCTTAATCGTTTTTTTGATTTTGATATACTTATATATACAAATATATCGTATATAGTATGGCAAAGGAATTCAATAAAAAGTTTATGCATCCAACTCGTAGAAAGTTGGTTGATATGGTAATGCATGGTGCTGAATATGAAAAGGAATCATTTATTTCATTTTCTGGCGCAGATAAAAAAAAGGTAAAAAGAGAAGTTGGTGATAAGTGGATTGATGATAATGGTAGGTCTTATGAGCAATTAGAAGCTGGTAAAATAGAAACATCAAATTTGACAGATACAATGTCAGAAGTAAGAGCTTACCTAGATAAATTAAATACATGTAAATCTGATAATTGTAAAACAATTAAATTAGAAAGAGTAGATAAAAAACTTATATCTAAAACTGGATATTGTTTACATTGTCTTACTATAAAAGAAGCTCAAATTAAAATAGATGGATTGTGGAAAGAATATGAAGATTACAAAATTTATTCTAATATGATTGCACATGGTGTAGATGTAATAGCTCAATTTCAACAAGCTTATAGAGATGCAAAACAAACTTATGAAGTAGTTCAAGAAGATGGTAAAATTGAAACTTGGAGTATGGAAAGAGACGTTAATGAATTGAAAGCTGAAATAATGACTGATATTATTAATTTTGAAAAAGAAATAAAAGAAGTTACTAAATTAAGAAATGAGGCTTACGATAAATTAAAAGATAAAAATTACGATTTAGTAAGACCTCTTAAAGATTAATATGAGTACTGGGATAACACAAAAGAAATCTTTAAAAGATATTATTGCAGAAGAATACAAAAAATGTGCGGTAGACCCGATACATTTTATGAAGAAGTATTGTATGATTCAACACCCTGTTAGAGGTAAGATACCTTTTCAACTATTTCCATTCCAAGAAAAAACCCTAACTCAATTTAAAGATAATAGATTTAATGTAGTATTAAAATCACGTCAAACTGGTATTTCAACACTTTGTGCTGGGTTTTCACTTTGGAAAATGATATTTAATACGGATTTTAACGTATTGGTTATTGCAACAAAGCAAGAAGTTGCAAAGAACTTAGTAACAAAAGTTAGAGTGATGCATGAATTACTTCCAAGTTGGCTTAAAGGTGGGTCTATGGAAGATAACAAACTTTCCCTTCGTTTACAAAATGGTTCTCAAATTAAGGCTATTGCTTCTTCTCCTGATGCAGGACGTTCTGAAGCCTTATCACTTCTTATATTTGATGAGGCAGCTTTTATTGATGATATTGATGAGATTTGGGTATCAGCACAATCAACACTTTCAACAGGTGGTAGTTGTATTGCTCTTTCTACTCCTAATGGTGTTGGTAATTGGTTTCACCAAACTTGGTTAGGCGCTGAAGAAAGCATAAATCCATTTAATACAATCAGATTACATTGGACAGTTCATCCTGAAAGAGACCAAAAATGGAGGGATGAGCAAGAGAAGTTATTGGGTACAAAGAAAGCAGCACAAGAATGTGATTGTGATTTTATATCTTCTGGTGAAACTGTAATTGAACCAGAACTATTAATGTTTTATAAAGAAACATATGTAATACCACCAATTGAAAAAGGTGGATTTGATGGAAATCTTTGGAAATGGGAGCATGCAGATTATTCTAAATCATATATGGTAGTTGCCGATGTGGCTAGAGGTGATGGCGCCGATTATTCCACTTGTCATGTAATTGATATTATTAATTCAGTACAGGTTGCAGAATATAGAGGTAAGGTTGATACTAAAGATTTTGGAAACTTCTTAGTTGCACTTTCAACCGAATATAATGATGCTTTACTTGTTGTTGAGAACGCAAATATTGGGTGGGCAACAATTCAGCAAGTAATTGATAGAGGATATAAAAACTTATTCTATATGAGTAAAGATTTAAAATATATTGATGTAGAGAATCAAATGACAAATAGATATAGAAGTGAAGAAAAGGGATTAGTAGCTGGATTTTCAACCACTTCTAAGACTAGGCCTTTAATCATATCTAAATTAACTGATTACTTTAGAGAAAAATCAATTATAATTCGTTCATCTCGTTTAATAGATGAGTTATTTACATTTATCTATATGAATGGTAGAGCTGAAGCAATGAAAGGTTATAACGATGACTTAGTTATGGCTATATCAATTGGATTGTGGGTTAGAGATACTGCACTTCGTTTAAGACAAGAAGGTATTGATTTAACCAAACAAGCGGTAAGTGGTATAACATCAAATACATCTCAGGGGGTATATGGTGGTAATGATATGATGACTGATAACCCTTGGAAAATGAGAGTTGGGGATGATTTTGAAGATTTATCCCAATGGTTGTAGTATTTTGATATTTTACGATATTTATGTTATATAATGTCAAAATAGAAAACTGATAAAATAAATTATGGCAGAACAAGAATTAGATGATAGTAAAAGTTTTTTTGGTAGACTAAAGAAATTATTCTCAACAAATGCTATTGTTACCGTTGATAAAGATGGTAAGCGTAGAGTTGTTGATACGGATGAGAAGCAAATGAACACAAATTTTGTTAATCTTAGAGATAGATATACAAAATTACAAAGGTCATACTATGAAACTAATCAGGGTGCACAATCAATGGCATACCATCAGGTTCGTAGAGAATTATTTAGAGATTATGATGCTATGGATAATGACCCAATTATAGCATCAGCATTAGATATCTATTCAGATGAATCTACAACAAAAAATGAATATGGTGATATATTAGCAATTAAATCATCAAACGAAAATGTAAGTGCAATACTACATAACTTATTTTATGATATTATAAACATAGAATTTAACCTTTGGCCTTGGACTAGAAATTTAGTAAAGTACGGAGATTTCTTTTTAGCATTAGAAATGGCAGAAGGTAAGGGTATTATTAATGTAACTCCATATTCTGTATATAATACGGAAAGGTTGGAAGGTACTGACCCAATGAATCAAAACTATGTTAAATTTAAGGTTGAATTGGATAGATTTGGTAAAAAAGAATATGAGAACTATGAAATGGCTCACTTTCGTTTATTATCAGATACAAATTTCCTACCATATGGTAAGGCTATGATTGAAAATGGTCGTAGAGTTTGGAAACAATTACAATTAATGGAAGATGCGATGTTAATTCATCGTATTATGAGAGCTCCTGAAAAAAGAATATTTAAAATTGATATTGGTAATATTAATCCCAACGAAGTAGATAACTACATGCAAAAGATTATTAACAAAATGAAGAAAACTCCATTTGTTGATAAAAATACAGGTGATTATAATTTAAAATATAATATTCAAAATCTTACGGAAGATTTCTTTTTACCTGTTAGAGGTGGAGATAGTGGTACTTCAATTGATAACTTAGCTGGATTAGATTATACTGCAGTAGAGGATATTGATTACTTAAAAGCTAAATTATTTGCAGCACTTAAAATACCTAAAGCATTTTTAGGATATGAAGAAGATGTAAATGGTAAAGCTACTTTAGCAGCACAAGATGTTCGTTTTGCTAGAACTATTGAAAGAATTCAAAGAACAATTGTTAGTGAATTATATAAGATTGCAATTGTTCACTTAGCTGGACAAGGTATTGATGATTCGGAAATGACAAACTTCCAACTTACTTTAACAAACGCTTCTACAATATATGAGCAGGAGAAAGTAAATCTTTGGAGTGAGAAGGTTAGATTAGCAACCGATATGAAAGCATTAAATATGTTATCTACTGATTGGGTTTACCATAATGTGTTTGGTATGAGTGAAGATGAGATGGATATGGAGAGAGCTAAATTAGTTTTAGACCTTAAAGATAGATTCAGATATAATTCAATTGAACAGCAAGGACAAGACCCAGCAAATCCACCACAACAAACAAATGTTGAGGAGGAGATTGAAAAAATGAAGCAGGAGATAAATGATAATGATAAAGGTGGTAGGCCAAGAGAGGGAAATACTTACGGAAAGGATAAGCATCCATATGGTAGAGACCCATTGGGTAACAAAGAAAATGAGAAAGAGAGAAAGAGAGAAACTCGTACAAATGAATCAAATAAAAAAATAGCACAAGAATATATAAACGGAATTTCGGCAAAAAAGAAGATTTTAAGTGAAAAATCAGAAAAATCTGACCTTTTAGATGAAAATAATCTGTTAGATGACAGTAAATTTTAATAAACATTAAAAAGTTTATATTTATATGTGTTAGTTTATGTACATAGGTTAAATTATAGGGTAATTAAATGAAAAAAATAAAACATTCCAAAGTTAAGAACACTGGAGTGTTATTTGAATTATTAGTAAGACAAATAACATTAGAGGTACTTAATGGTGATAAGACTGAGAACGCAAAACATATAGTAAAAGAATTCTTTGCTGCAGGTACTGAATTAAATAAAGAATTACGTCTTTATGATTTACTATTAAAAGAAAAATACAATTCAGAATCAAAAGCTGAAATGTTTGTTGAAACTGTATCTCAAGCACATTCAAAATTAAATGGTGTAAAGCTATCTAAAGAAAAATACAATCTTATTAAAGAAATTAATTCAAAATTTGAATTAGAGCAATTTTTAACATCTCCTATAACTAACTATAAAGTATTAGCATCAATATATAAAGTATTTGAATCTAAAAAATCAGAAAACTACGATATTAAAGATATATTCAATTCTAAGATTACATTAATTGAGAACATTATCTCTAGACCTCCTCTAAACAAAACAATTGAGGTATCTGATAGTACAAAACTAATAGAAACCTACAAAAAGCAAGATAAAGACCTACGATTACTAACATATAAGATTCTTGTTGAGACTTTCAATAAAAAATACACAAATTTAGATGAAAAACAAAAGGGCCTGTTAAAAGAGTATATTAATAACATGTCTAATACAACTAAATTTAAAGATTATTTAGCAGTTGAACTTCCACAAATTGTGAAAGAATTAAAAACAATTAAATCTAAAATATCAGATAAAGTAACTACAATCAAATTGTCAGAAACTATTTCTGTTTTAGAAAAAATGAAAATTGGCAAAACTGTAACTGATAATAATGTTTCATCTATAATGCTTTCTTATGAGTTAATCAAAGAATTAAAATCAAAGGCAAATGTCAAATAGACTAAAAGAAATAATCAGAGGTATAGTTAAAGAAATCCAAGACGAAAAGGAATTGGAAGAAATGACTGGAACTGGTGCAGTTGCTGGATATGATACTCCGGCGGCATTTTCTAAACCAGGTCAAACTGCAAAGAAAAACAAAAGATTAGCTAACGTAACTGGTGGTGAGGTTGTTGATGATTTAGAAGAAGCTAAGGATTGGTTAAAAAACGATGTTCCTGCTAACTCTAAAAAACCATTAGCAATAAAGCCAACGGCAATTAGTTCAGCTGATGCTGGTGGTATTGCTGATAAGAGTGGTATGATATTAGCTAAAGAGGATGAGGAAGCTAGTTTAAATGAAAATCGTTGGTTAGAAATTAAAAACGGAGATGGTTCACCTAAAGCTAAAATGAGTAGAGGTGTAACATCTATCAAACAACAATTAGGTGAAGTAGAGAAATTTGTTAACTGGTATTCTAAAATAAAAAATGAGAATGGGGTTAAAAGAGGAGATTATTATAAAAGAACAAATAAGAGTTTACATAAGATAAAAGAAAGGTTAATGAATCTTTCAGAAAAAATAAGAACTTTATAAAATGCCAGCAGTATCAAAAGCACAACAACGATTTATGGGTATGGTTCATGCAGTACAAAATGGAGACATGGAAGCACCATCTAAAGAAGTTGAAAAAGCAGCTGATTCAATGAGTAAAAAAGATGCAAAAGATTACGCATCTACATCACATAAAGGTCTACCAAATAAAAAAGAAAATATGAACACATCAATTACAAAATCAAGACTAAAAGAATTAGTTAAGGAAGTAATGACAGAAGAAAACGAATATCAAGCGTTTTTTGCTAAAGCATTGGAAAAAGCTGGAAAATCTATTCCATCTATGAGTGATGAAGAAAAGAAAGCATTTTTTAATAAAATAGATACTGCTTGGAATGGTAAGGGTGATAAGAATGAAGCATTAGTTGGTGGACAAAAAGAATTAGATGTTGATAAGGATGGTGATATTGAAGGAGATGATTTAGCAGATTTAAGAGCATCAAAAAACGAAGCTAGAGATTCTAGCGGAAATGAATTTCCTGAACTTGAAGATGTTAAATCAGCTGTTAAAAAAATAATCCAAAATAATGATGTTGAAAAGCTTTTAAGAAATAAAGTTATTGCGTATTTACAAAAAGAAAAAGGATTTACTGGAGCTGGTAATACAAATAGTAGTAGATTATACGATAAAGTAATAAATGATTTACTTAAACACTAAGAATTAAAATAAGAATGAAGAATCTTTTAATAGAAACAAAATTATTTGAGGGAAAGGTACACGAAGATGAAGGTGGAAGAACCATTGTTAAAGGTATTCTACAAAGAGCTGGTGCTGAAAATCAAAACGGAAGAATTTATCCGAAAGAAATCTTAATGAGAGAAGCTAAGAAGTATGAGGTATTCATTAAAGAGCGTAGAGCATTAGGTGAATTAGACCATCCGGATTCTACTGTAATTAACTTAAAGAATGTTTCTCACAATATTAGAGAGATTCATTGGGACGGTGATGATTTATGTGGGACTGTTGAAGTTCTATCTACTCCATCTGGTAACATCTTAAAAGAATTATTGAAAGCTGGTATCCTATTAGGTATTTCATCAAGAGGTATGGGTTCTACTCGTAACTTATCTGGAAACAAAGTAGAGGTACAAGAAGATTTTGAATTGATTGGTTGGGATTTCGTATCTAACCCATCTACACATGGTGCATTTATGGTACCTGTAAACGAATCGGTTAATAGAGGTTTACAACAAATCGGAACTGATGTTTGCGGAGATTTCTGTAAAGCACAAGACTTAATGAGAGAAATAATAACTGAAATAGCATAAGAATGGCAAAGAACTTTGATATATACGATTTCGTACACAACAATAAGATAACCTTAAAAGTTGATGCACCAAAAGGAACTACTGTAGCTAAAGCATACAATGATATCCGTAAAACTAACTTGAAAGAAGTAAAGATAGTTAATGGTAAATTCAGTTTAGCTGAAAACTTAGAAGATAGAAAACTATCAAACGAAGTTAAAAAACACTTCTTAGAGATTATTTCTACTTACAATACTTTCCAAGACCAAATGAGAAGACAATCTGATTTGACTGAAGTTGCAAATACTTTAGGTGCTATTGTTGAGGCTGCAAAAGAAATGACATTAAGAGAAAGTGGTGATTGGTTTGATGCAGTGACTGTAAAAAGAAATATGCAGGAATTAGACAAATTAGGTAAATCATTTGATAAGTTCGCTGTTGAAGCAAACTCAATGGATGAAAGATTACATTCTTTATATGAAGATATGGGTCACATCTTAAATCGTTACTATGAAATCGCTGATATCTCTGTAGATACAATGAAAGAAAGATTAGGTAAAAAGAAATAATTATGATTCGTTTAGGTGGTTTAATATCGCAAAAAGCATTTGGTAAATTTGAAATGGGTAAAGTAATTTCAAATCCATTTGCAACGGCATTCATTAAAGAAGGTGAAGGTGAAGACCATGAAGTTTCTATGGCAAACAATTCATTGGATACCATTATTAAAATGGCAACTGAATTGAAAGCTAAAATGGGAGAAAACGAAAAGGATATTCCTGCTTGGATTCAAGACCATATTACTAACGCAGCTAATTTTATTTCACAAGCATCAACTAACTATCACGAATACGGAACAAACGAATCGGTAAATGAAGGAGCTGGTAGAGAAGCAATGGGAATTGCTAAATTTACTGGTACTCGTGCAATTGCAGTACAAAAATTTATAGATGATTTTAATTTGAACGCTAAAAAGCTTTTTAACTTTATAGCTAAAGGAAAATTAAAAGATAGAATGGACTTTGCAACAGCAATAAGTGGAACACGTGGTAACAAATATCAAGGTAATTTTGTAGGTATGTTCGGAGAAGGTACACTAAACGAAGATTCTGAAACAAAGAGATTGGAAATGCTAATTAAAAACTTGGAAGAAACAAATAAACTATTAGTACAACAACTTAAAGATAATAAAAGTTTAGCAAATAATAAAAAAGAAAATATTAAAAAATCAATAGTACTAAACTTAGATTTAATTAACTATTATAAAAAATGGTTAAAGGATTATCAATCAGCTGCAAACGAATCATTAGTAAAAGAAGATGGCCCTTGTTGGCAAGGATATAAGCAAGTTGGTATGAAAAATAAAGGTGGTAAGCAAGTTCCTAACTGTGTTCCAAATAAATAAATTCTAAAGAAAAGTATAGATTTTTACGTTTTTGTAAAATTTTATATATTTATTCTTAACAATAACCTATTAATTTAGGTTTTTCTATTGGTAAATGAATACTCTCGTTCTATGAGAAGTGACCAAAACGCCAATCAAAAACATACATTGAAGTCCACAAATTTAATGACTTCAGAAATCCGATAAATAAGGAAAACAAATGGCAAGTTCAAAATTGTTGAAAGAAGCAATTGCTGATGCTAAAGCTGTACGTGAAACTGCTATCGCTAACGCTAAAATCGCATTA